ACCCGTAAGTTTAACCGGTGGTTGTGATGCCCTTTCATTGCTAAATACCACAACATCGTCAAGCAACACTTCAATTGCATACCAATTAGCATTGGCTGTACTTAATACTTCCCATGTTAAATAATATTCACCATTGATTGTTACTAACGCAAAACCGGTAACATCGACCATTCTACTCACCGGTGGTACGGCTGGTGCCGGTGGTGCCGGTATTACGTTTGGATCGGGTGTGTAAAACGTATCATCATAAGCAACGAGTTTTAATTCAACATCAGAATCATCATTTTCAGTTACTTCATCAATGCGCCATTTGGTTTCTATTTCTTCCACTATTTCGGACGTAAAATCAATAACGTCCCCGACTTCCATTAACCAACCAATGGGGCCGACAACTAATTCCAATGTTCTTGGCTGTCTTGCGATACGTGCATCAACAAGTGTCCAATAATACGCTTGTTCTAATTCTGTTACATAGCTGAGTGATTCACCGCTGAAATTAATAATGTTACCATCTTCGGCCAACCATTGATTATAAACTGTACTGCCATCTTCGGGGAAAACCGCTTCTACATCTACCTCTACCAAATCACCCGGTTCAGCATCTTCGGACGTATCGGGAACAAGTTGTTTAATGCTATACGATAATTGTGTAATTCGGTCGGTAAAATCCCCACTGTCGTATGTTGGGTATTCTACCAAATCAGTTTCGTTAAAACTCCAAACGGACGCGGCTTTGGTTTCAACACGAATGTCAAACTCACCGTAATAATCAGATGTATATAAACGGGTTCCTTCCATCCAAATATTAATGTTATCAGCAAGTGAATCACCAGTATCAACCATCACGTCAATTAATATCGAGTTGATACCAGGATTACCAATTGAATCGGGTATTTGGTCAAAGTGGTCAGCTAAATCGCTTATTGTAGCATCTGTGACGGGAATATTGCGTCTACCGGCCCCATAAGTCGTTGAACGTAAATAATCACCATACTGTAGCGCAGGATTGCGAGAATACACCGAAGTTTCTACGGGTATTGGTCCTATAAAATCGGGCGGGTAATATGGTCCAAGTCTAGGGTCGTACACTTTAGAGCCACGAACCGGTATTGTTAATTTTGGTGGTATGTCCAACCAATCATCACGGTTACGATTCTTAACGAACAATAAGGTTAAACCTTCCCCCCTCATACCTATGAAGCGGTCTTTTTCGTACTGTTCCATACCTTCAAACCAGAAACTTAAATCACCTTCTATATCCTCATCTAGTAGTGATGAATTGGCCGCGTCTGTAGGTGTACGAACCCGACAACTCCAACCGCCAACATCACGGTTAGTATTGTTTACAATAGTTACGTCAAATTTTTCATCGTCTTTCAGTAAATTCTTTGTGTCAACAAAATCACAATCACCGATGTTTAGTGCATAAATAAACGTTGTGAAATAATGACGGTAAAACGTGTGAGTCTTACGGTGTTTAAGTAATAAGATTGGTACCGCTTCAACATTACGATAACCATAAATTTTATGTAGCGCCGGTGGTTTTACTTGCTCATTGATTACACCCTTAAAATTAGTGGTGTAACGCTTGCGTTGTTCTTCGGTCATGACAGTTTGACCGTACTTCATAATACTGTCACCTGGGTAACGCTGTTGATGACTTGAATCTAATACAAACCAACCGTTGTTATTGCTCAAATCACCTAGTACAGAGTCTAGGGTCAACGTAACAGCACGATCGCCTATATCACCATCGATTGTATGACTTAATGCCCAGGCTGCACGTATGGGGATTCTATACCCCTCTAATATGGCACCATTCTGAACAATAACCCGGTCAATTGATGTTTTCTTATTTACATAACGTTCGGACCGTATTGCTTCAACAATCGTTTCATCAGTAATTGAAAAGCTGATTTTTACTTTATCCGAACCAGTGGATGCTTTACGACTAATACCGGCCAATTCAGATAACGAATGGTCTGTAGAATACGTGTTACCACCCAATGATAATGAATGTCTGAACGTAGTGTAATAGAGAACTAACTCAGTACCGGTATCATAAGCATCACCAAGATTAATAGTGACTAAATTGGCATACTCAAAATTGCCAGATTCTAAAGCGTTAACAACAGCGGTTGGTGCATTTCTCATAATTGCTCTACTACAGATAAAGTTATTTGCATATCTTGATTTTGATTAGCCTGTGTGTCAACTGCGATAATACCATCAGAACTTAAATACCATGTAATACCATTTGCTGTAACGGTGGATGATGCCGTTAATGCTGTGCGTAACGGGAAAGTAAGTTGTACAGTTTGAATACCAGAAACTTTCCCTGTGTCCTCGGCCACTTCGTATACTTTAGAGTCATTCGCCCATTGTAAATAATCACCGGCTTTTAACTGCCAGATGTTTAAACTGGTTAGTACCACCGATGTTTCACCCTTTGCGTGTGATCCGTTTACCAAAATACCGGAACCAGGTATTGTACCGTTTGAATAACTATAACGAGGGTGACGATAATGTAAAACATCATTTACAGCCCTTGACAGTTTGGCTTTCAATGCTCGACCCTCATTATCCGGCATTTCAACAGTGACCAATTCAAATTCATAACGATGTATACCCGTTGTGCGTTTTGAGCGTTTCAAACCAAGGCTGTCGGCAACATATAAATCCCGATTTTCTACAAGGTTAAACTCTGCCCATGGGAAATTAGAAATATCAAGCATAACGTTTACCCCTGTTTGTTCTTCCACGATTGACAGCATCGTAAAGGTTTGTATCTAATTGTTTATTTGGACGTTTCATTACTCTAACCATGGCCCTTGCAATAGCATCAGGTGTGGCGTTACCGGATGAATTTATAGTCACGCTCATTTGACCATTACTACCACCCAACAAGGCGGCTGTATCTTCACGGCCCGTAACTCTGGTACCACCTTGTTTACCCTGTACAAGTAAACCGTCAACCAATTCTTGTCCATATTCAGCAACGATACCAACCGATCCCTGTGGAATAACACCACCCTTGTCGTAAGCACCGGCGAATGATAAACCGCTAATAGCACCTACAAACGGTTCGGTGAAACCTAAAGCTGCCCCCGCTGCTGCTGGTGCCAATGCTGGACCAACAATCGGTATTGCTGCAGTTGATGAAAACGCATGTATTGCGGCCATAAATGATGCTGCTTGTGCTTCGGCTGTCATAGCCAAACCACCTGCTATACCCGCTTCGGCGCCTATCAGTTTCTTTAATGCCCACAATGCCAACTCTTGTGCTGCCCATTCCGCAAAAAATGCCACCATATTTTTACCAATGTCGGTAAATAGGTTAGCCATGGCATCACCAAGATTTTCAGATTCAAATATTGCATCAGCAAAAGCATCCCCGAAACCCTGTGAAAACCGGTTTATACTATCCTGTAATATTTCGTCAGTGTTGGATAACTGATCCTCAAGTTCCAGCATGTATTTTTTCCAGCCGGTAGCCGTGGCCTTTTGCACATCACGTTCGTATTCTTCACGCAATTTTGCCAACGCTTCGTTATTACCAGCCAATAGTTTTTGTTCTTCTTTGTATCTGGCTGTTAACGCACTGGTATCACCAATATCAAGTGATGCAAGTAATGTGTTGCGTTTTTTGGTTATTTCCTCGTCTAATCGTTGCGCCGCAGCTAGATCATCTAGTGCTTTTTTACGTTCCTTTTCAGCTTCGGTTAATTCCCTGGTTAACTCCAAATTACGTTCGTGCGATATTAAAGCATCATAACTAGCTGCTACCGAATCTTTTTGTGCGTCTGTTGCACCCTGTAACGTTAGGGTTGACAAATCCCTTGTTTTATTCAATTCAAGTAGTTCGACTTTAGAATAACGAACAGAATCAACTTGATCACTCATTGATGACACTAAATTTTTATTTTCATCATTCCATTTTTTTAACTTATTCAAACCATCCCCACCAACAGCGGCATTATATAATCGTTGGTTTTTTATCGAATCGGCAATTTCACCGTTTAGTTTTTGAACATCAGCAACCCGCTTGTTTTGTTCATACGCTGCTTGTTGTTGCGCTTTTGTCCACTCTTTCTCTGTCTTTACAAGTACAACTCGACCGTTAACCTGTGATGCCTGTAAAACAGCTTCTTTTTTCATACGCTTTTCATATTCTGCGTATGATTCATTTATTTTCAGTTGTGCTGCTATTTCTTCATTTAAAGATTTAACTTTTTTCTGGTTTTCTTTTATTAACTTTTGTTCTTCATAAACTAATACCGCCGCTTGTTCTTTTGTTAAACCGGTAGCATCAGCAAGTTCTTTTAGTTTCGCTGTTAACTCTTTTATTTCCTTACCAGCGTTCATTACATTAGGTATAAGTAAGCTTCCCATCATACCAGCAAACGCGATACCCGCACCAACGATAGCACCAGTTGGACCGAAACCGGCTGCCAACTGTGAACCCTGTTGCGAGAATATAGTCATTGCGTTAGTACCCATTTGCATTTGTACCGCGACGTCTTGCATTTGGTAGCCGAAGTTTTGCATTTGACCACGCATACCACGGAAGGAACCTTGCACCTTCATAGCTTCTGCACGTTGACGCTGATAAGCATTAACCAACTGAGCAACTTCTTGTTGTTGTTTTTCTGTGGCGTTGGCACCTAAGCGATATACTGCGTTTAATACTTCCTGTTCGTCTGCAGTTTTACCAATACGACTTGCTAAGTGACTGTATTCTTGTGACAAAAGAGCGTAATTTTTAGTTGACCGGTCGGCTTCTCTCGCTGCTTCTCTTAGTGCGGTTTTTGCAGATTTGGTTTTATCTTCGGCAATCTTTACCTTTGCACCATAATCCTTTTCGATTTTATCACCAAGGTTACGCATTGCATCTGCTGTGGTTTTAGAATCGGTAGCCATGGTACGCATAGTCACCATCATATCGCGGCCACCTTTCTTAGCGTCCGTGGTATCGACTCTTATTTTATATACGACCGTTCTTATTTGTTCACTCATGATTCAAGCACCCTAATCAAATCTTTAATTGATTGTTCAACTGTAATTTCAGGTTTGGTAATTTTAATTGTAGGCTTATCTTTATTGTCGTCAATAGAAAAGCTCGCGGCCCAAAAATCCAATTCAGATTCAGGCCACGACATTACTTCAAAGAATGGTTTTTGCAGGGTGGTACAAATTCTCCTCACTAAGAGTAAGGCGGGGTCGCTTAGGATTTCTTTTTTTTTGCGGTGAAGCCTTTACCAATGGGATTAACATCAAGATATTTATTAACCAACTCTTGAAATAAATCGTATTCCATTTCATTGTAAATAGCATCAACGGCGGTTTCATCGTCAGGATAATGTAAGACACCGTTTTCATCTTTTAATGTAGCGGCCAACGCGCAACAATTTAAAAGCATTCCCTTTTCATGGTCCTTAATTCCCTCACGCTCCATAACACCCGAAGTCAATGAAAATCTACGTGCTGTAGTGGCTACCGTGGCTTTTTCGATGACGAAGGTTTTTAAAATCGTACCCGCGTCATCTTCCAATAATACCGTTACTGAATCACCCATGTGTTATACACCCGCAACAGGTGGAACTAGGTCAAATGAGTTTTGTTTAGCTGTAACAGTAAACATCAACCATTCTGCGCCAGTAGGATCATCAATTTCAAATCCTAACGGTTGTAATTCAACAGTGACCACGGTACCTGTGCCTGTAGCATCGGGTTTGTCAGGGAATTGACATTTTAACAACATAGGGGTACGTGCGCGACAAGCTGCAATAAACGCTTTTTGGTCTGTGTCATCACCGTAATATTGACCTTTAATGGTCTTATCTGGTGCGTCGGGTAAACCCGAACCGTATTTCATTTCGGTATCAGCAAGTGTTGTACGGTCCTTAGCTGGTGCTGTATAACCAGAGGGACCAAAACTCATGATACCAGGAATCACGGTATAAACAGGTGTGGTTAAATCTGTAGCAAAGCTGGTTATGGTTCCAGCGGCTAAACGTGCTTGGTCAGTCATTTTCTAATCCCCGTAGGTTTCTAAATCAATTAAGTAAGTGAATGTAATTTGTTCATCCGAAGTACGTGGAACACGTTTTCTATAAATTACAAATATCCGCTGATAACCATCTTTAACTGTATTATCGATTGTTTCAACTAAATTTACAAGTTGTTCCAATTCTTCTAAATCATTGCAAACCAATGACAATCGCCATGTATCAGATTTTGCCGATTTACTGCCCTCAAGTACACGATTAAATTTATCGGATATTTGAACGTAAGAGATTGCAGGTAATGTGGCGTCTTCCGGTACAAAGTCGGGCCATACATCAACACCAGAATGCAAATGTATCATTTGGTAAAATTTAGCATCGTTCATCATACTTTTGCAAATTCCACATCAACTGGTTTGAATATCTTATCTGTGGCCGTAGGAACAAGGCGATCAAATGCTGACGATAAAAAGGGTAATGGTATATGACCAGGGTGTATCCATGGTGTTTGCTCACCTTTAGCCCTTGCACCATTTGGTTTACTTTCACTCGGATTTTCAGCTAACTTTACACCCGGACTAATAGAATGCGGTCTTATACCTGCTTCGTAGAAAAACGCCAACATTGGCGCCGTTGCCGGGTGTTTCTTTTCGGTGTTGCCCGTTTTATTTGACATATCGTAAACACCCGCTGAACCGTTTGCACCATTCCCGTCTTTAGATATAGCGCTTTTGTGAGATATTGAGTTAACCAACACATCTTTATCGTACCCCGCTGTAAACATAGTAACGACATTTGTACGCATTGCCGACTCTACTTCGGTAAGAAATGAATCAACACCATTTTTAGCTTCTTCATCCAAATTTAGATTTAGTTTTTCCCAACCGGCGACAATATCAGTAAAACCGGTGGCTGAAAAATCCAATGAAAATTTCATTTAAAATTCTCTCTTGGCAAGAATGATTACACTAATTTCACGTTCATCAGGTCTTACATCTTTGACAGAATAAACATCACCTTTATATCTCAAAAGGTGTTCAAACTGCAATCTACGATCATAACCTGCCAGTATCGACAACGCTTTACCGTTAATATCAACGCCTTGTTTAATCTGGTCAGTAGCACTTAACTCTTGAACATTAGCACGAAAATCAAAAACATCGGTAAACTCACCGTCAACTTTCCCACCAAATTTATTTTTAGTTTCGACTTTTTGTAATACTGTCAGTTTGTGACGAAACCGGCCCCTGTTTATTTTCATACTGATAATATCCGGTAAGCATCAAGCAGGGTCATTGCGGTTAATGGAACAGCTTTACCACCTTCAACATCTGTACTTTCTCGGTTCGCATACATATCACCAATCATGATTTTAACAGCATGTTTTATCATAGCTGGTACATTAGCGGCATCAGGAAAACCAGCGGTATAGGTAACTACAATATTTGAATAGTCATCAACCAATGGATCGGTAATAGTTAAACGATTTGAATAAACACTGAAATCATACGTTACGTCGTCTGCACCGATTTTAACCGATGTTATTGATGCTACGGGAGGGTAAGGAAGGAACACACAACTTAACGCGCTGCTGAATTCTGCTTCAACAGTACATTGACTTAATAGTCTACCAATATACCGTTCAGCGGCTTCGTAGGCCACGTTTATTAGACTTAATATGTAACCGTCATCGTCATCAAAGTCGATAATGTTTAACTGTTTTTTAGCTTCGTCAATTGTAATAAAATTGACCGGTGAAACTCTTGTGTATCTGCTAAACATTATGAACCTCTTAAAAATAGTCCGGTAACACTCGCTACCGGACCAAAAGTATCACACTATATTACTTATGCTGCTGCTGCAGTAGTAGCGGCACCAATAATGATAGCATCATTTTTACCCACGATTTCAAAGTATTCTTTGTTAACTTTAACCAGTGTACAACCGTCAACGGTGTATGGGTCAAGTAACATAGAATCAATGTCACCAGGGCTGATATAAAACGCTTCTTCCAACTTACCGAAAATTAGGAACGGTGCGTTAGCAACGTTAAATTCAGGCATGTTGTCATCAATTACAACCGGGTAACCTAGAATCGACATACGTTCACCCATGTAACCAAGGGCGAAAATAGGACGGTCATCAACATCACGAAGCTTTTTAAACTTAGCTAATGTACGACGATTCATGTACCACTTAGCACCCATAAGATACTTAGTAGGTAACAATGATTCAAGGTCAATCAACCAATCAACTGTCGCTTTATCTGTAGCAGGTAAACCACCGGAAACACCGGTACCAACCGCAGGATAAAAATCAGGACTACGTGCACCGGCGCCGAAAGTTGGTTTAAATGATTCACCTGTTAGGTTAGTGATATTTAAACGGCTGCTCGACAAGATACCACGCATGTTTTTAGTTGCGCCATTACCGTACAAAATTTGCATTAACAAATAACGTCCAATTTCGTCATCAAGTAAACGCAGTAAGTGACCATATAAATCTAAATCACCACCAACCATGGCTTCGTCAGTAATACGCGGTTTAGCGTTTACTTTAGCTACCTGGTTTACTACTTCATCATAGCGTTGTACTTCGGTTTGTGAAATCGCAGTACCGGCAACGTTTTCAATACCTTGTTGCACAGATGGATAAGATACCAAAACTTCTTCACGTAAACTACGTGGCATGTTACGCATACCAACAGCACCAAGAATCGGGTAAGACTCACGAGCACGTTCGATAATTTCACGCGATAACACTTCATCAATTGATTCTAAACCTTGTGCTGTAGTGGTCAGGTTTAAAGCCGCTTTGATGTGTAGGTTAACGAAGTTTTTGAATGCACTAGCATCCTTTTGTGCATCACTGGTTTTTGCAGATTTTACAAAGGCACCGATAGCGTTTTTAAATGCTGTTGCCAATTGCTCTTTTTGCTGTTTGTGATCAACCGGACCACCGAAACCCTTAAATTTAACTTCAACGTCTGCAATCTCGTTTTTAAGGTTTTCCATTTCAGTTTTGTGTTCGGCGGCTTGCTTCTCAAACTCAACTTTTTGAGCTTCAAACTTAGCGGCCATACCATCTGCTTTCGCTTCGGCATCTTTCATACGTACATCAGCTAAATCAGCTTTCGCTTTAATGGCTTGATAATTTGCGTCAGCTTTCGCAAGTAACGCTTTCAATTCTTCTTCGTTCATGAGGATAATTCCTGTAAATAATGGTTAATAAGTTAAGTTTAATAACTGTATCACACAGTTTTTTACAGTATCCCACTGTTAATTAAATAGAGAATAACCCTTAACATCAATCAAATCAATATTGTTTGTTTTGGGTTTATAATGACTGCAGATTGTCATTGCTTGTTTTCTACTCAAACCACCGTCACGCAATAGCTTTTCCAATTCTCTAACACTTGGAACATTCCCAACGGCCATGGCTGATTTTATATCTTGCAATAACGATTCTTCGTTACACGCAAAGTTAACGAATGATATTTCTTTCACATCAATATCGTGAAGTTCATTGTATCCTTTTACGCTGTTCCACTTCTCGCTTATGACATTATAACCAATGCTCAGGCTATCAACAGCGTTGTCCATGGCTAACACATACAAATCATTACCCATTGTGGTTTTAGATAACTTACCTTCAAAAAGTAACCCTTTTGTATCTTCCTCAAGTCGGTTTATCTTACCTACTGGTAATGCGCGGGAGTCGTGGCCCCAAAATAAACGAGGGTTAGTACCTTTTCGTTTATGCTCATTGATGCTACGGGTATAACAACCATCCATTGCAACATCCAACGCTTTGTCCACGATATTTTTAACATTACCGTAAGCGGTAAACGACATTTCACCGTTGCCAGCGGCCTTTATTTGGCATTCCATGAATAACTTGCTCATTGTTTCGGTACCTCTGGTTTTGGTTTTGCTGCCGCTTGTGCTTGTGCTGCCGCTTGTAATTTTGGTATATCAGTTAATGTGCCAAACGTTAGGTTATTGGTATCGATAGCATGAACATCATCACCCTCTTTACGTTCACGCCCTAAATCTTCTCGCCCTTCACCTATAGAAATTAATCCTAGTTTGATTTCACTTCCTATCGCTTCAACCTGTGATTTTCTATCACCACGAATATACTGTTTAACATCAAATTCGATTGTGTAAACGTTATTAGATAATCCACTTATACCGGCTTCAAGTTTTGTCATCAACGGTATTAACGAATCGCGTAAATATGCCCGGTTGTTTTCTTCAACGCTATTATAACGCTGTGCGTCTGTAATACCTACCCTTGATAGTGGTACGCGGAATATACCGGCCAATTGAATTCTGCTGAATGTTCTTTGTTTAATTAGTTCACTGTCAACCGGTGATAACGATAATGCCTGGTACTTTAAACCGCCTTCAAGCAATGGAGTTTTACCGTTGTTACGACTTCCACCATACGATTCGGCCCATTGGTCCTTAACACGTTGTAAAGCAGTAGGGTCTTTGAATACAGCCTCGGTGGTTAGTACACCTTGCGTCATACTGCCTTTTTCCATCAACGAGCTAAGGTGTTGCTCTTGTGAAATACTTATACCAATTGATCGTGCTGCTGCTGATATAGGGGAAAGGCCATTCAAACCATCTAATGAGTTCAGTTTGATGTGCATTAATTCGCCACCAGCAAACGTAGTAATGGGTTTACCATCGTTGGTGGTGTATGTGTAGTATACACGTCCGTAAGTGTCCATATTGGCCCTTACGTTGTTTTGGTGGCGTAGTGGTAATAGTTCAGCCAAGTTACCGTATTTGTTGTAAACAGGGTAAGCGAAAAATTGCCCGGTTGTTTCCATGCACGTAACATACATTTCAACAAAATCTTGCATCGTTTGAAAGTCGTTAGGTTTTAAGGCTAGAATCCTGTATTCGCGTGTGGTTTTCTCTACTATCTTACCATTGCGTTTAACGATGATAGGTAGCTGACCAATTGACTCGGCCTTATCTCGGATACACGTATAAACGGTTTCTGATTTTAATGCTGTTTGCTGATTGACGTTAATACCGGCGAAATTTTTTGAATGTATAACAATGCCGAATTCACTTTCAAGCTTGTGAAGCTTTGCCTCTAAGTCGGCCACTTTAGTATTTTTAAACCAACTACGCGGGTTAAGCTTCATACGCATACCAAATCTCTTTTTTCATACGGATTGTCGTCAACCGGCTCTTGTAATGTAGCGCAAGATAAGGCAATTATTGTGGATACCAACGGATCTATTTTGTCCGTCTTATCATCTTCTCGGACTATCTTCACGTTGTTTTGGTCTGTAAATTTAGCCATAGCACAGGTACACGCAAATTTAAACAGAATATCATTATACCTAAACATACCATCTTTTATCAATCCTTCCAATTTTTTAGCGGGTTCGCTCATATTTCCTGTACCTTGCGATACGGAAACCATCGGGAAACCTTCTTCGGCTAAATCCTCGCATATTTCGCGCATGTGCCACGGGTCATAACCGAACATCTGAATATCAAAGTTTTCAAATGCCCATCTTATCAAATTTTTAACCTGTATATCTTTTATTGTGTTGGTGTCAACCAATATTAAATTACCAGCGGCCAACGC